CTAATCTTAACACTCTTTCCCTACACGACGCTCTTCCGATCTCGCGGCGTGTTTTCCACACAGACTGAGAACTAAAAAGATACATTATAGCCACAATGAGACGACAGGCGAGTAAAGAATATCATCAGGAATATCAGGCAAAACAGAGGGCTGCGGCTCGTGATATTGCTGATATGATGTTTGGGGCCTACGCCAAAATAAACTGGCGGCGGCGAAATAAATGTTGCAAGGATGCTGAGTTGTTTTGCCGGACTTATTTTCCGGACATCTTTTTCAACCCATTTGTTGAAAATCAAAAAGCGATTGTGACTGGCATTACTGACCGAATTGATATAGGTGGCTATCAGGCTATTTGTGCTGAGCGCGGCGGCGGCAAGTCCACGATTACCAAAGTCGTCGCTGGCATATACTCGATTGTCTCTGGCCGGGTCAAGTTCCTTGTTTTAATTGGGGCTTCTACTGATTTCGCCGTGAATATCCTATCTGACATCAAGGACATGTACGAACATTCCGACCTATTGGCTGAAGATTTCCCCGAATTTTGTGTACCGATCCGGGCGATTGAGGGCATACCCCAGCGTGCTAATGGGCAAATATGCGATGGAATATCAACCCGGTTGACGTGGAAAGAGAAAGAAATTGTCCTGCCAACAGTGCAAATCAATGGTAAACCTACCGCCGCTGAGGGGCAAGTGATACTTATTCGCGGCATTGATGCCAGCATCAGGGGTCTTGTCCGGGCACAGAAGCGGCCTGATCTGGTTGTTTGTGATGATTTGGAAACAGAAGAGTCGGCAAACTCTTTAGAGCAAACGAGAAAAAGAAAGAGCATATTACAAAAAGACGTTCTTGGTCTTGCGCCGCCAAACAAACGGCTTGCGGTTTTGGTTTTGGGTACAATCATTCGCCGGGGGTGTTTAATTGACCAATTGACAGATCCAAAAATTCATCCTGAATGGAACGGTATTCGCCAGCGGCGTATCGTCCACTATCCCGACAAAATGGATTTGTGGGAAAAGTATATTGAGCTGCGTAAGATTGACCAGCGCAAGGGGGATGACACCGGCCGGACGGCTCACAAGTTTTATCTGGATAACTTTGAGGCCATGAATGCCGGGGCGCTGGTATCAAACGAAAACAGGCTGTATCGAAAGAAGCTTAAAGACAAAACCTACTATGAAGAGACCGCGTTGCAGGCTTGCTTTAATGCCATAGCTGATATGGGGTTAGAGAATTTTAACACGGAATTTCAGAATGAGCCGCCGGACGAAGCGGGTCAGACAGATAAGCTCGAATACTTTACAGTGATGGAAAAGTGCAGCGGCATTGACCGCTATGCAATTCCAGACGAAGCTGGCACGGTAACGGCGTTTATTGATGTGCATTCCGACAGACTGTTTTGGTGTGTTACGGCATGGAAGAAAAACTTTGTTGGATATGTCATCGATTACGGGGCAGAGAAATTTGATGTTCCTGTCCGTGGCACGATTGACGAGAATATCAGGACAAAGCAAATTGTGTTATCGATTCAGGATGCCTTGCGGGAACTGACAGAGAGGATCGCAAATAGCATCAATCGAGAGCCGGATATAGGACATATTGATGCTGGCTATCTGCCAGAGGCGGTCTATTCGTTTGTCAAGAGTAAGCCGGGTGGAATATGGCGGGCGTCAATGGGCGGCTCAAATCGTGGTGGCAATTACCGGCAGCCGACAAAATCAAAAACCGTCAGGCATGTCGGCTTCGGCTTCCATGAGTCGTTTCAGTTTGTGTCGAAAGTCTGGTTGACGATATTCGATACGGAACACTTCAAGCGTACCACGCAAGAGGGTTTCAGGCTTGACGACGGGCCGGGTTCAATCCGGTTGTATGGCAGTGAATCGACGATACATAAACCATTTGCTGAGCATATCGCAGCGGAGTATTACGACCCTGAAAGCCGAAAATTTATCCAGACTTATAAGGAAAACCACTGGCTGGACTGTTTAACGGGGTGTGTTTTGGGGGCAAGTCGTCTGGGTATCAGGCTGCCAGGCGTAACATTTGGCCGGAAATCGATTGAACGAAAACGAGTAAAGCTATCCGAAAAACAAAGGAGGCATAGATAATGCCGGATAAAAAGCAGGAAGTTAAGGGATTAATTTGCCCTGGGTGTGGATGCAAGCACTTTTACACGATTGATTCGAGGCCGATTGCAGAAAATAAAGTACGTCGGCGGCGGGTATGTCGGAACTGCGGACGGGAAGTACGGACACTTGAAATCATAGTTGAAGTGTATTAGTTTTCTACATATAGACATTCTTGCAATCAATACAACAATTTTATTGCATTCCATCAAAGATAATTATTAATGTAATATAGCTCTTTCAATAATTTAAATGGTTTATGCAGACGACCGGCCAGTCAGAAGCATAACGCAAGGCAAAACAAAGACGGCAGGTAGGTGCCTACACACTTACTTGCCGTCTTTTTTTGCGCCAACAAAGGACACTATGGCGGTTGATTATCAGACAATTATAGACAATATCGACGCGGCGATTAACAAACTCGTTAAAACCGGCGCGCAAAGCACAACGATTAACGGGCATGGAACTAACTTTTACAGCCTCAAAGAGCTTTATGACTTAAAAGCAAGATACCAAACCGAAGTTGCAAAGGCTTCTCGCGGCTCTCGTCGGTTTGGAATTACCCCAATACGCAGCGGATCGGCTCAATAAATGGCGAAAACAGCAAAAAAAAGAAAGACAATATCCGACAAACCGCGACGGCGTATCCAGTCACGTTCTTTTTTTGATGCCGCCTCTACGACCCGTCATAATCAAAAGCATTGGCAATTTGCATCCGATCAAGATTTTGATTCTTTGGTCAGGATGGACAGGGCGACTCTATGCCAAAGGGCGGTGTATGAGGTTGCCAATAACGGGTACGCAAAGGGAATATCCAATACTCTGGCGAATGATATTGTTGGCACTGGGCCGCGTTTGCAATTGGATAGCGGAAATCCTGAATTCGACAATGAATGCGAAAACCGCTTTATGGCCTGGGCGAAAGACTGTGATTTTTATCGCTCTTTGAATCTTGTTGAAATTCTCCGTATGGCGATGGCGACTGAGCTAGTGCAGAGGGGTGAATCTATTATTGTGCTGGCCAATGATGAACAGGCCGGACGAAATCAAATCAAGCTCCGTATTGCTATTATCAGCTCTGAACGGCTTTCAAACCCATACACCATAGCCGATAGCGAAAAATTTCACGATGGAATTATGTTCGATTCCGTCGGCCGGCCGGACAAATATTGTATTTTAAAATCCCATCCCGGATCGCAGTGGATGTCCAGTAGTTTTGACTATGACGTTTACCCGGCAAGCCGTGTCATTCATTTCTTTGTTGTGGATCATCCAGGCCAAACCAGAGGCATTCCGTGGATTACTCCGTCATTGCCGATATGTGCAAACATGAGACGGTTTACGCTGGCGACAGTCAGTGCTGCCGAAACTGCCGCGAACATATCCGGCACAATCCATACCAGCGATGCGACGGTGGATGAAAGAGAAGATGTCGAAAGCAATGATGTGATTGACATTGAGCGTAACGCATTGCTGACTTTACCGGCTGGTTATCAGGCCAGTCAGTTCAAGCCAGAGCAGCCGGTTGCAACTTATGAGATGTTCAAGGCCGAACTGATTAACGAGTTAGCAAGACCGTTAAATATGCCTTACAACGTCGCTGCTGCTAACTCCAAAAATTACAATTACGCCTCTGGCCGTCTCGATCATCAGGAATATGACAAGAATATTCGTACTATTCAGCGGCTTGGGGAAGCAAAAATACTTAATCGTATCTTCGCAATGTGGCTACAAGAGGCTTATTTCCTGCCTGATTTCTTCGATAACCGACCTGCTTTTGATGACATCATAAAGGCGATTTCATCTGTTCAGTGGTTTTGGACTCCGCGAAAACACGTTGACCCAGTTAAAGAAGCCGATGCGCAATCCATAAAACTACGTTCCGGCTCTACGACCCTTGCAGAAGAATACGCAGAACAGGGCAAGGACTGGCAAAGAGAGACCCGCCAGCGAATCAAAGAGCTTTCTTTCATCATTAAAACAGCACAGGAAGAGGGTGTGCCTCTCGAAATGGCATTGCCTGAATACCTGAAAGGAAAACAAAATGCAACAGTCAAACAGGATAAGCCCGATGATGATGACCAGGAGTGATTCGACCAATAACATGCCGCAAAAAATTCAGTCGGATTTGACAACGCGGACATATTCTTTGGATTTGAAAACACTGGACGAAAAAACGCGTTCGGTTGAGGCGGTGATTGCAACTGAAAATCGCGTCAAGGTCATTGATTGGGAACGATGTGAAGTTGTTGAAGAAATCTTATTGATGGATGGATGCGAACTTCCGGAATCCAGACAAGTTCCAATGCTCGATACACACGACAGGTCAACCGTCCAAAAGCAAATCGGCAGTACGCGAGATTTGCGGATTGAGAATGGAAAGTTGATTGGTCGTAACGTTTACGGCAGTTCTCCTCAGTGCTCTCATGCCTGGGATTTGGTACGCGAAGGACACCTGAAAGATAATTCGATTGGCTATCGTGTTTTGAATCCAGTTACTATTGAGCCGGGCAAGTCGGCAATAATCAATAATCGGCAATTTACTGCTTCGCCAACAATGGCACTTCGTGTTGCGACTCAATGGCAGGTGAAAGAAAACAGCAATTGTCCAATCGGTGCGGATAGTGAAGCAAAAATGCGTCAGGATAAAGGGCCAATGGTCGGCCAAAATATAAATCAAAGAAAGGAACCAAAGATGGACGAGTTTAAAAAATGGCTCCAAGCCAGAGGCCTTGACTACGATAAGTTAGAAGAGGCTTCGCGTACAGCGTTGAAGGCGGATTTTGACGCTGAAAACGCTCGAAAAGAACCCGCAAAGCAGTCCGATGGGAACGAAGGAAATCGAACCGAGCCGGACACTGACCCGCTGAAAATTGCTGCTGAAGCCGCTCGGAATGCGGTTGAAGTGGAACGCAGGCGGGCTGCGGAAATCCGTAAGATTGGCCGCGAGTGCGGGATTGACAACGAAGTTGTGGAACGCTGTGTAACCGAAGGGAAAACGCTGGATGAAACCCGCGCTGAATTCCTTACGGCCTTACGCGGTACACGGAGCAATCCTGTTTCGCAGGCTCCTTACGGTATCGTGATTGATAAGACCATCAATCGCAATGTGCTTTCCGATGCCCTGTTGATGCGCGGCGGCTTTGAAAACATTATCCTGAAGGATAAATCCAATGGCGAAAAACGCATTGATGCCGCAAAGCAAGTGCGCGATATTAGCCTGATGGATGTTTGCCGTCATGCCCTGATGCTGGATGGCCAATCCGTACCGTCAAGCCGCGAAGAGCTTATGCAGCGTGCTTTTTCGACCGTATCGCTCAGTACTATCCTGGGCGCTGTGTACGAAAAAAGCGTTATGCAGGGCTATGAAGCCCTTGAAACCACGTGGGAAAGATGGTGCAATGTCGGCACTGCGTCCGACTTCAAGGCTTTCACCCGTGTAAGAATCAGCGGCGATGGGTCGATGGAAAAGGTTACTCCGTCCGGCGAGATCGCAATTGGCTCTCACGGCGAAGAAAAAGAGTCGGCGACGCTGGACACGTACGGAAAGCGGGATACGTTCAGCCGCAAGGACATCATCAATGATGATTTGCAGTTGCTGACCAAGACTCCGCTTCGTCGCGGTATGGATGCCGCCCGGCTGATTAACGACCTGGCCTATGAAGAGTTGATGAGCAATCCGACGATGGATGACAACATCACTCTGTTCCATGCCACTTCGCATGCGAACTTGATGACATCCAGCGCATTATCGGAAGCCAATTTGCAGTCGGCAATTACCAAATTTCGGCAGCAAAAAGGCAAGAACAAAAAGCCTGTTCGCGTTGTTCCGCGATTCCTGATTGTTCCTCCGGAATTGGAGTGGACGGCTCGCAAGCTGCTTGAAAGCATTAATATTTATATCAAAGGCACGACCGACGGTACGGCTCCGAGCGCTAATGTGCTCAATGGTCTTCTATCGTATATCGTTGAAGAGTCGCTGAGTAATTCGGCGTTCACCAATTATTCTGCTACGACCTGGTATCTGGCTGGTAATGGTGCGAATAACGAAGCCGACACCGTGGAAGTGTCTTTCCTGAATGGCAATCGCAATCCGACGATCCGAACATTCAACAATATTCCTGGTGTGCTGGGGATTCAGTTTGAAGCGTTCATCGACGTTGTGGCGAAAGCCTTGGATTACCGCGCCCTGTTGAAAGCCACGGCGTAAACTTTAAACTAAACATGAAAGGATAAATATACATGTTTACTGAAGCTCAAAATCATGCAGAAGGGTTGACAATCAACCACACTCCGTCTTCTGCTTTGTCTGCTGGCCAGATGTTGAAGGTCGGTGGGCGTGCTGCGTTTGCCTGCGAGGATATTGCGGCAAGTGCAGAAGGGGCCGTACAGGTTCAAGGACTTGCGAAAATAGCCGCTGGCGCGGTTATCGGCAACGTTGGCGACAATGTTTGGTGGGATGATGATGGCTCGCCTTATGGCGGCGTTGCGGGTAGCGGTTGCGCTACAACCAATGCGGCTGTTGGCGATTTCTGGATTGGCATTCTTGCAAAAGCTTTAACCGCAACTGATGGTGAAGCCATTGTTGCCTTGAATGAAGTCAATCCCGAATTGCCACCGTTTATTGCAAAGGTGCACGAGCTAAAGTCGGACAACTATACGGTTGACGCTGAAGATATGAACAAAGTGCTTCATATTGCAACCGATGCAAAGGCCTTCACGTTGCCTACAATGTCGGCTGGATATGCCGGGTTTGAGGTTACATTCCAGAATGACGGCGCTGATGGTGCAAATAGCATCACTATCAACCCGAATTCCAACGATAAAATCATGGGGCCAGACCTTGCCGGTACTGACAACAAGGACTATATCAACACAAAGGCAACGGCGGTTCGTGGCGACTATGTGACACTTCGCGGTGATGGCACCAATGGATGGTGGATTGTCGCTCGACGTGGAACGTGGGCATCTGAATAAACCATTATAATAGGGCGGGTTTCGGCCCGCCCTTTCTTTATGTCCAGTCTATCCGAACACATAGCAAGCCTTGAATCTGAAAACTATGCAATGACTCACGATGGCCATTGTAAAGATGACCGAATACGTGAGGCTATGCAAAAGCTGGACACAGTTGTTTTCATCTTACGTCAGCGTCAGCGTGAACTAAAAACACTTGGCATAGAAGAGTAGGGGTCTTCATGGATGCGCAATCTACAACATCGATTATGAATCCACTTATCCAGTGGGGATTTGCTGGGCTATGTTTAATCCTTTTAGGGATATTGGTTTGGTTAATCCGTCAGCTTTTAGAGGTTTTAAAAGAGAATAACCGGGTTATCTCAATGAATACAGATGCAATCGGCAAGGTGGGTGTGACGGCAGAAAACACTTTGGATGTTACAGTAGAGTTGAAAAACGAAATGCTGCGGCGTCCATGTATTGCACAATTTCAAATGAACAAAGGGTAACAAAATGAAATACATTAAAAGTAATTTTGCATTGTTGTTGTGTGCAGCGGTATGTCTTTATTGCCTTACTGCTTTACCTGTCCGATCTGACACGGTCGAAGTCGGCTGGAAGCATAT